CAGCAGTATAGCTTTCTGAAAATGTAAATGCCTGACCAGCATTAGTAAGACTTGGTGTTGTATCTCCATATGCACCATTGGCACCAAGACCAAATGAATTATTACCAAGACCAAGTGCAGAGAACTGCACATTTGAACCACTGACAGAATATGATGCTCCAACCCTAGTTGATTGAACAGCAGTACCCTGGACTGTCAGTTGTACAGAGTCGGTAATTTTAGATGTAATTTCAGCAGCACTAGCAGGAATGGCGAAGAATAACGAAAAGATAAGGGCTAATCTTTTCATTTTTTAGACCATTGTGGGCTAACGCTATTTATGTTTATGGACCCCTTGACAGGCAGTTGACACCCGTGCTATACTAAATAGATCAATACGTTAAGGAATTTAACAGTTCTTTAATGTTTGTAACACCCCAAACCGAGACTTATAGGGTGTATAAATTACGTCTCTCATGTCCACATCTGAGGGTGGTGTGGAACATATTTGTACTTCCAGTTCCCTGCTGGCTTTACTTACCCTTTTAAAACAAATGACTGCTACAATTGCTCAAAAACGAACTTCTAATCTCTGGACAGAATTCTGCCAGTGGGTTACTTCAACCGACAACCGCCTCTATGTGGGTTGGTTCGGTACGTTGATGATTCCGACGTTGCTTGCCGCAACTATTTGCTTCATCGTCGCCTTCATCGCTGCTCCTCCCGTGGACATCGATGGTATCCGTGAACCCGTAGCTGGGTCGCTTATGTATGGAAACAACATCATCTCTGGTGCTGTTGTCCCATCTTCCAATGCTATTGGACTTCACTTCTATCCCATCTGGGAAGCAGCCTCTCTGGATGAGTGGTTGTACAATGGGGGACCCTTTCAACTGATTATCTTCCACTTCCTCATTGGCATCTTCTGCTACATGGGTCGTGAGTGGGAACTCTCCTATCGTCTGGGTATGCGCCCTTGGATTATGGTTGCTTATTCTGCACCCGTTGCAGCTGCAACTGCTGTGTTCCTGGTGTATCCTTTTGGTCAAGGTTCCTTCTCTGATGCGATGCCTTTGGGTATCTCTGGTACGTTCAACTACATGCTTGTGTTCCAGGCTGAGCACAACATTCTGATGCACCCCTTCCATATGCTTGGAGTTGCTGGTGTGTTTGGTGGTTCTCTGTTCTCTGCGATGCACGGTTCACTCGTGACCTCCTCGCTGGTTCGTGAGACTACCGAGAACGAAAGCCAGAACTATGGTTACAAGTTCGGTCAAGAAGAAGAGACCTACAACATCGTTGCTGCCCACGGGTACTTCGGTCGTTTGATCTTTCAATATGCATCGTTCAATAACTCTCGTTCACTGCACTTCTTCCTGGCTGCTTGGCCCGTGGTTGGCATCTGGTTCACTGCTCTCGGTGTAAGCACCATGGCATTCAACCTGAATGGTTTCAACTTCAACCAGTCCATTGTATCGAGTGAAGGCAAAGTCATCCCTACCTGGGCAGACATCCTCAATCGTGCAGGACTTGGTATGGAAGTGATGCACGAGCGTAATGCTCACAACTTCCCTCTGGACTTGGCTACTGCTGGATCAACCTCTGTTGCTTTGATTGCACCTTCTATTGGATGATTGCAACAGATGTGCCGTATAAGTTGGCGGGAATAATCAGAGATACATTTCCTAATTTGTATCGTCCATCAAAAGATTATAAGCCTCCAGCCGAACGACCACTTGACAGATAATCTCAAACCACCTAGAATTTCTGGGTGGTCTTTTTATTTCTAGAGGCTATTGACATAAATTATAATTTACTGTATAATAGGTAAGGAGATTTTTATGAAAATGAAATTTACTGTTTATTCTAAGACTGGTTGCCCTTATTGCGTAAAGATTAAACAAGTTCTTGAACTTGCACATCTGGAACACGTAGTTTACAATCTGGACGAACACTTCACTAAAGAACAATTTTACAATGAGTTTGGTGAGGGTTCTACTTTTCCACAAGTTCTTTTGGATGACCAACAACTTGGAGGTTGTGCTGACACAGTTGCCTACTTAATTAACGAGGGTTACGTGAAGAGTTAATGTGGATAGAATAAATAAAGGTGTTGAACTAATGCTTCGTCCAAGGAGGAAAGAACCCGATCCAAAAACATTTTTCATAAAGTTTGGAAAGTTGGTTACCTTCTTCAAAAAAGAACTAACCATCTATTTTGAACTTTCCCTTGATGTGAGGGACAAACATAGAGGAGAAAACAAATGGAACTCTTAGCATTTTCAATTACATTCACTGTTTTATTTTCATTAATGTTTTTGATTGTCGGTGGATTAGTAGGATGGGTAGCTAAAGATTACTTTAAAAAGCAAAGCATTCACCCAGAAATGTTTGATGATAGTGGGAGACTTATTCCAGACGAAGTTATTGCATTTAGTTTTGAAAACCCAGAATACCTCGATTACGAGGAGGACGAATAATTAAAGAGGACTTGAAATGAAATTACCTAACAATCCGTTAATGTCGGAAATTCTACAGAAAGTATCAAACGCCAAAACCAAAGAAGAAAAAACTTCTATTCTAAGGGAAAATGAAAGCCCAGGATTAAAAGCACTTTTAATTTGGAACTTTGATCCTTCACTCAAGAGCTGTCTGCCAGAAGGTGACGTACCTTATACAGCTAATGATGCACCTGCTGGCACTGAACATACTCGTGTTCATAGTGAATATAGAAAATTCTATCACTTCATTGAAGGTGGTGATTATGAGATGAGCCAAGCTAAAAAGGAAGTTTTATTCATTCAAATGATTGAAGCACTTCATCAAGATGAAGCAGAAATTGTATGTTTAGTAAAGGACAAAAATCTTGGCAAAAAATATCGAATCACACACAACGTTGTCAAAGAAGCTTTCCCCACAATCCAATGGGGTGAACGAGTATGATCTTTCTTCCGTCTGGACTAAGGACGAGAAGGAAGAAATAAAAAAAAGTGGAGTAAGAATTTTACATGAGAAGTGTGATAAGGTAATGGCAGAGTCTAAACATCTGCCATTAAATTCTTATCTTGTCACTTATAAGGTGAATGATATTATACTTTACGATATTGTTCAATCTCATGCTCAAGTAAAAATCTTTGATGCATATTATGATAAGTTTGGAACTGGAGTTCTGCAGTCTATGTCATGGACAAAAGGCACAGTTAATCCAAGACTTTATGGTGCCACTAAGCCTGATGATCCTAAAAAGAAAAGAAGATAAATAACTAAAAAGAGATTAATACATGAAAACTTTTAGTCAATTTATTAACGAAGGTGTTGAAGACGCACAAAAAGCGTGGGCTGCTTGGTTAAAGAGTGATGCTGGGAAAGCTTCTCGCATAAATTATAAATCTAATGAAGAGGCTAGTAAAGCGGCTAAAGAATTTATGAAAACTTACCAATCAACTGGTAAGCCTCCTGGTTGGGCGAGTGGTGGTGGAACGCCTCCACCACCCTCCAAACCACCAACAGGAACAACTCCACCACCCTCCAAACCACCAAACCAATCTAAAATTCCCAAACCAGTCAGACAAGTTGGAAGAGGTCTTATTCGTGGACTTGGTGTAGCGAGTGCTGCCGATGCAGCTTATCAAGCGAGTCAAGGAAATTATGCTGATGCTGCAGTGAGTGGTCTAGGTGCTGGAATGGCTTCACGTAGAGTTTCAGCCGCAGTTCCTCGTGTTCAAAAACAAGTTCTACAAAAAGTCGCACCAAAAGTCGCACCAAAACTTGCTAGATTTGTACCTGGATTGCAGCAAGCTTATGGTGTTACGGCAGGTACAGCTGCAGCATTAAGGGGAGATAAACTTGGTGCTGTTTTAGGATATGGTTCTGCAATACCTGGACCAGTTGGATATGGATTTGTGGCAGCTGATATTGCTAGATCAGTTGCTCCATCTTCAGTGAAGCAAGCGATTAAAGATAAAACTGGAATATCTTATCTACAACAAAGAAAAGGTCTTGAACAAAAAGCAATTCAAAGTGGTCAAGGATTGACTGGTGTTGCAAGAGCTGGACAAACTATGGATGTTAGAGGTGCCAGACAAGTTGCATCACAAGCAAAAACCTATGGTGCAACAAGAGGTTCTGCATTAACTGGACTTGGTGGACCTACAAAGGTTGATACTAAAGCGGGAACTTTGACCACTAAAGATAAAACTGTTAAACTTGCATCAACTCAACTAGTTCGTGATCCTAAAACTGGGCAACAACGTGTAGGAGATCTTGCATATAGAGGTGGTAAAGCAGTTTATCTTGCAAGACCTTCAGTTTCTTCAAGAGATACAAGTGTAGTTGCCAATATTGGAAGAGCACTTAACCTTGGTAGGTATTCTAAAGAAGCAGAACAAAAAGCAGCACAAACTGAATATAGAACTGCACTGAAAAACACTCAAGCATATACTAGAGATTTAGGCATTTCAACTAAATCTGCAACTGCCCAAAAACTTCCTGGTTATGGAACTGCACCAGCAGCGCCAAAACCAAAACCAGCACCAGAACCACGAGTCGCTGGCGGCGGTATGGGTGGTCGAAGAGGTAGTGGATCGAACCCATCGGTAAGAAAATAACTTGACAAATTCAAGACTCTAGGCTATAATATTAGAGTCTATTTCTATCTCTATGAGATTTCAAGATACAAAGAAACTTTCAAAAAAAGCTTTGAAGCAACCTTGGATGTACGAAGAGGAAGAACTACGCTATCTTCGTAAAGCTAAACGGCTTGCAAATCAAGCTATTAAATTATTGCATATGAAAGGTGAACCAGATGAATAATGTTAAATTGATTGCAATTACTCAAGGTGCTGGAGAACTTATTAACAGTAATGCACAAGAAGTTATTTCTTACATTGCTCGTGTAAGTAATCCAAACAATCAACTTAATTTTGGAACAGCAGCAGGACTTCTTAAGTACTGCATCAAGCATGAACACTGGTCAATTTTTGAACAGGCATATATGACTCTTGAAATCAATACAACCAGAGGTATTGCTGCTCAGATTCTTCGTCATAGATCTTTTACGTTCCAAGAATTTTCTCAACGTTATGCAGACACTAGTTTATTAACTGATGAGATTGAGATTCCAGAACTTCGACGGCAGGATACAAAGAATCGTCAAAATTCTATTGACGATCTTCCTGCAGAATTGATTGCTGAATATCATTCACGAATTACTTATCATTTTAATCGTGCAAAAAGTTTGTATGATGATATGATTAAAGATGGTATTGCAAAAGAGTCTGCTCGATTTGTTCTTCCTATTGCAACGCCTACAAAAATTTATATGACAGGCTCTGTAAGATCATGGGTTCATTATATTAATCTTCGATCTGCACATGGCACACAAAAAGAACATATGCAGATTGCAGAAGAATGTCGTTGTGTTTTTGTAAACCAATTTCCAACAATTGCTGAAGCACTTGAATGGACGTGTAATGATCAATCGGCAATCACAATCGAATAGGAGGATTTATGCCAACATATCCTGTAGTCAACAAAGTGACTGGTGAAAAACAAGAACTATTCATGCCTATGGCGGAATATGATAAGTGGAGAAAAGAAAATCCAGACTGGGATAAAGACTGGTCTGCTGGAACTGCTAGTGCTGTAAGCGGCATTGGTGATTTTCAAAACAAAACTGATGGTGGATGGAACGAAGTTCTTCATCGAGTATCCAAAGTTCCTGGATCTGTAGTCAAACCTTACAAGTAATTAAATGGCAAGAAAAAAGCAAATCTCTCAAGTTGGTATTGGTATGAGTGCCAAACAACTTCGTCGTAAGAAGCCCATCAATGATGATTTTCTTTTAGACATTGATCCGATGACGGATAACCAGAAGCGTCTATTCGCTTCTTATGGTGAAGGTAAAAACATCTTTGCTTATGGTGCCGCAGGTACTGGTAAGACATTTGTTACCCTTTACCTTACTCTTCGTGATGTGTTGGATCCTACCACACCTTATGAAAAACTTTACATTGTAAGGTCGTTGGTAGCAACAAGAGAGATTGGCTTTCTTCCTGGTGATCATGATGACAAGTCAGCACTTTATCAAATTCCTTATAAGAATATGGTAAAGTATATGTTTGAAATGCCCGATGATCCTTCCTTTGATATGCTCTATGCAAATTTAAAAGGACAAGAAACCATCAGCTTTTGGTCAACATCCTTCATCCGTGGTACGACATTTGACAATTCGATTCTTCTAATTGATGAATGCCAGAACTTGAATTTTCACGAACTTGATAGTATAATTACTAGGGTTGGTGAAAACTGTAAGATCATGTTCTGTGGTGATGCCACACAATCTGATTTGACTAAGACTTATGAACGCAATGGAATCCTTGATTTCACAAAGATTCTACATGCCATGCCTGAATTTGATTGTATTGAATTTGGTGTAGAGGATATTGTTCGTTCAGGTTTGGTTAAATCTTATATCGTTAATAAACTGAATTTGGGATTCTAATGTTTAC